TACTTCTTTGACGAGGTGCTGGCCCTGCGGGTCGAGAAGGACGCCGAGGGCGTAACTCAGCGAGCGCTGATGTGCGACAGCGATGGCCTCTGGTTGGCGAAGGATCGCAGCGGAAAGCTCGGAGCCTGGGAAGCGCCAGACCTTTACCACATCATTTCAAAGATTGGCGGTGCCAAATGATTGAAATCTGGTTGGCTTGCAAAGAAGCCGAGCGCCTTGCAACCGAGGCTCGTCGGCTGGCTGAAGATGCCATGCTGGCGCAGTTCAAAGTGGACAAGGACATGGAGGGCACCAAGACCTTCATGAGCGTTGGCCACACCGTCAAAATCACTGGCCGCCTCAACCACAAGATCGACAGCGACAAGCTTCAGGCCATCGCCGCCGAGGCTGGCCTAGCCGAGCACCTCGGCTCTCTGTTCCGCTGGAAACCGGAAATCAATTCCTCGGCCTGGAAGTCTGCCGATGAATCCATCACGCGCCCGTTGCTGGGCGCGATCACCACCACGGCGGGTCGCCCGTCATTCTCAATCACCAAGGAATAAATCATGGCTACTCTCGGACAAGACTACATTGCAGCAGACCTCCCGATGGGCAAGAGCTTTGAGCCACTGCCCGCCGGTTGGTACACGGCGGCTATCACGCAGGCTACGGTGAAGGACACCAAGGCGGGCACTGGCCGGTACATTTCGCTGAAGTACGACATCACCGGCCCGACACATCAAGGCCGCAGCATTTTCGGCAACCTCAACATCTCCAACCCAAACCCGAAGGCCGAGGAGATTGGCCGCCAGCAGCTCAACAGCCTGATGCGGGCCATCGGCCTGGCTAAGGTGAACGACACCGACCAGCTCATCGGCGGGCAACTCAAAATCAAGCTGGCGATCACCACCAGCGACCAATACGGCGATGGCAACGATGTAAAGGACTTTGCCACCATATCCGGCGGGGCAATGCCTGCGGCGGTCAAACCTGCGGCACCAGCTGCTGGCGCGAAGGTTGCGCCGCCTTGGGCCAAGTGACATAGCAAACCCTGGCGTGACAGATAAATTTAGGAACCTGTCACGCTTTTACCTTACAAAACAAGGAGTTAGACCATGATTATCAAGTTGAGTGTGGAAGAAATTAAAGAAGCTATCCTTGAGTGGACAAACAACCGCATGGACTTCGACTTTCAGGAGCACGGGTACAACACGGTGGAGTTCAAATATTCCACTCCCCGGGACGGTTGCGAAGTCTCCTGGGTTGAGCCCACCGAACCCGAGGCCGCCTAATGTCTGCAATCCCAATCGTTGACGAGGTGGCCGCGGCCATCGACGTCGCCCACGAACGTCAGGCCGAGCTACTTAGGCCGCACCTTGGTGCCAGCCAACTCGGCCACGCTTGTGACCGGTGGCTGTGGCTGTCCTTTCGCTGGGCCGTCCGTGAGCCATTTCCTGGTCGCATCCTGCGCTTGTTTCGGCGGGGCAGGCTGGAAGAGGCCACCATAGCGGCGGACCTCAAAAGCATTGGGATTGAGATACACAGCACCGAGGGCGCCCAGGCCCGGGTAGACTTTGGCTCGCACATCTCCGGCAGCCTGGACGGCATCATCGAATCTGGCGTTCCTGGTGCGCCGAAGGCCCGGCACATCTTTGAGGCCAAGACGCACAGCAAGAAGTCTTTTGACGATCTGATCAAGAACGGCGTGGAAAAATCCAAACCAATCCATGCCGCGCAAATGCAGGTCTACATGCACGGCACGAATATTGACCGCGCCCTGTACTTTGCAATCTGCAAAGACGATGACCGCATCTACACCGAGCGCCTGCGCTACAGCCGCACCGAGGCCGAGCGCCTGATAGCCCGCGGGCATCGCATCGCACTGGCGGACAGGATGCCCGAACCGCTCAGTAGCAACCCGGCATGGTACGAATGCAAGTTTTGCGCTGGGCATGATTTCTGCCACGGCAGCAAGAAGACCAAGGAGGTCAACTGCCGAACCTGCGCCCACAGCACGGCGGAGCCAGATTCGACCTGGACATGCGCAAGATTTGACCGCAGTGTGATCCCGATTGAGACGCAGTACACCGGCTGCGATAGCCATGTGCTGCATCCTGACCTAGTGCCATGGCAGCGCTTAGACGGGCCGGATGCCTGGACGGCAATCTACGTCATTGATGGAGTCGAGGTCGCCAATGGGGAGGGGGATGCGAATGTTTATGCTAGCCGGGAGCTGCTGAATGCTCCGTGACTACCAACAGCGCACCATCGACCAGCTCTACGCCTGGTTTGAACGCAATGCCACCGGCAACCCCTGCCTGGTGCTGCCCACTGGTTCGGGCAAGAGCCACATCATTGCAGCGCTGTGTAAGCGAGTGCTTCAGGAATGGCCGGACAGCCAGATTCTGATGTTGACTCATGTTAAGGAATTGATAGAGCAGAACGTGGAGAAGCTGCGCCAGCACTGGCCCGATGTGCCAGTTGGAATTTACAGCGCCAGCATTGGCAAGAAGCAACTTGGCGAGCCAATTACGTTTGCTGGCATTCAGTCGGTGCGGAAGAAGGCCGCGCTGTTGGGGCACGTTGATCTGGTGCTAGTGGACGAGTGCCACCTGATTGCTCACAAAGACCAAGGAGGCTACCGCAGCCTGCTAGCCGACCTGCTGGCGATCAATCCGCGTCTGCGGGTGGTGGGTCTGACCGCCACGCCGTACCGCCTGGGCCACGGAATGATTACCGACGAGCCCGCCATATTCAAAGAGTTGATTGAGCCCACCAACATTCTTGAGCTGGTGCGCCTTGGCCACCTGGCGCCGCTACGCTCCAAGCACACTACCGCCCAGCTAGACACCAGCGGGGTTCACAAGCGCGGCGGGGAGTTCATCGAGGCCGAGTTGCAGGCAGCAGTGGACACCGCAGACCAGAACAATTCTGTTGTGCGCGAGATCATCAAGCTCGCCGGGGATCGCAAGGCCTGGCTGGCTTTCTGCTCTGGCGTCCAGCACGCCTGGAACATATGCGACAAGCTCAACGAGCTGGGCATCGTGGCTGACTGCATTACTGGAGCCACGCCTAAGCGCGAGCGGGAGCGCATCATCGGCGAATTCAAGGCGGGCCGAATCCGCTGCCTGACGAACGCCAATGTGCTGACCACCGGGTTTGATTACCCGGACATTGACCTGATTGCCATGTTGCGTCCCACCATGTCGCCAGGCCTTTACGTCCAAATGGCGGGCCGGGGTTTGCGACCCAAGAGCCACACAGATCACTGCCTGGTGCTCGACTTCGCGGCGGTTGTAGCAACCCACGGACCCATCACCCATGTCCGACCGCCAAACAAGAAAGGGGAAAAGGAAGGCGCCGCGCCGGTCAAGGTATGCGACAACTGCCAAGAGTTATGCGCCCTGGCGGCCCGTGTATGCCCTGCTTGCGGGCATCCGTTCCCGGAGCCGGAGCTTAAAAAACTCAAGCTCCAGAACGACGACATCATGGGATTGGCGGCCAAAGAGATGGAGGTGACCGCCTGGCGCTGGCGTAAGCATGTCAGCCGAGCCAGCGGGCAAGCAATGTTGATGGTCACCTATTACGGTGCGCTGTCGGACGCGCCGGTGAGCGAATACATGCCCGTAAACTATTCAGGCTACTCAGGCGAGATGGCGCGGCGGACTGTGGCAGAGATAGCCTTGGTCGCCGATGTTGCTGTCACCGATTTGTACAACCCGTTGGACGTGGTGGCCGACATTCTTTCCTGCGGCAAGCCGCCAAACATTATTGAGTTCAAAATGGACGGTAAATATCACCGTGTTTTGCAACGAAAATGGAAAATAGATGCGCCACAAAGAGCCTGAAATCATCACGATTTACAACCAGCTGGTGAAGGCCGGACCACCCAAGTGCTGCCACACCTGCGAGCTCTACGGCACGGACGGCTTGTGCGTGGAGTTTTTCAAAGAGCCGCCGGAAGACTTTGCCGCTACGCCGAATGCCTGCGATAAGTGGGTCATGGACCTGCCATTCTGATGAAAACAGAACACGAAGAACAGCGCGAGCTGGTGCAGTGGATACGCCAGGCCTGCGGCGTACGGGTCTTTGCAATCCCCAACGGCGGACTTCGGGGCATCGCCGCCGCCGGTCGCCTGAAGGCCGAGGGCGTCTCGCCTGGCGTGCCTGACCTGTTCGTCCCGGCCTGGCTGCTCTGGATTGAGATGAAGCGGGAGACCGGCGGCAGCGTCTCGTCAGAGCAGCAAAGCTGGCACGACTACCTGCGCAACTTGGGGCACCATGTGATCGTTGGGCGAGGGCAAGAAGATGCTAAAAAAAAGATGGCAAACCTAGGGTTTGTACCTAGGAATTGATGCTTTTTTTTAGGTAATATCCTTCTCACACCAACCCGCAACGCGAACAGGAACACAACATGAACTACCAAATTTTTGCCAGCAGCACGAAACGCACAGACCGGCACAACATTGCTGTGATTGCGGCCGCCAGCCCAGAGGCTGCAATTGCGCATTGCGCGATCTTGTTGGGCTACGACAACGCGCAAGAATATCTGGCCGACCATGCCGCCGATGTAAAAATTTTTGCCGAAATCACTGACGCCGCCGCTCGGCATTTTGCCTAATCAACCCTGGAGCCCCCATGATCCAAGACACCCTCTTCGCCATAGCCCTAGGGCTTGCTGGCGCCCTCTTTCTCTTCCTGGCGCTGTCATGAACGGCGCCCCACCATGTCCGTTGGACAGCTTTGAATTTGTCTACGACATTGATGACGTAGACCAACCGCTGGTTTGTCACCTTGAGTACGAGGATGAATGCCTCGGCCATGGCGATCATCCCGATTACCCCAGCATGATGACGTTGTCTGCCGCCTACATCAAGGATGTGGACATTCTCGGCCTTCTGAGCCCCGACAAAATCGAGGCAATTGAGGATTTGGCCCTCAGTGAGTACGA